TTTGCAATTCTATTTACTTCAACCGAATTATAAATTATTTGACGTCCTTTAATTAATGGTGTGTAATTAACCACTATTGTTGTCAAAGGTGCATATAAATTATCAGTTGTTAATTCATTTGAATTATAAGAATAATAAAAGTCTGCTTCAATTCCTGCTTCTTGTTCTGCTTTTGTTGCAAAAGAACATTCAACACCATTAACATATATAGATTTTAAAACTGCAATTGGACTTTGTGTATAATAAACACTTTCATATCCATTAGATATAATATTTTCGTTATAATCAATGTCGCCAAATACCTGGTCGCTTAACATTATTTGTTTGTTTCGATAATCACCAGTGTTATAACTAAATGTGATATCTTCTATATTGTTATTTTCAAAGAATTGTTGTGTGTATTCAAGTGTTGTTCCTTGTGGCATTAATGTAGGGTCGTAAAAGTCAATTGCTATTGTGTTTTCATCAACCATTCTTGTTGACCAACGACTTTGTGATATTTCAGCTAAATATTGCAATACGTCGTAAGCAGTTTTGTTTAAAGTAGAATAAGCACCAATTATGTCGTCTGGATTTAATATTTCAATATTTCCAACAACAAAACCATAAGTTGAAACTGCGTCAACAATTTGTGTTATTGCTTGTGGAATAGTTTTATTCTTAATAACAAAATCTAATGTATCCCCTTCACTTAATAATGTTTTAAAATCTAGTATTTGAAGTGAACAATATTTTGGTTCGCGTGGATTTAATTCAATGTCGCCAGTATTTTTTACTAAACCACAAAATATAAGTTCATCATCTTTATAAATCTTACATTTTGAATAATCCTTTGGAAAATAGAATTGTGTTGTGTAGTCGTGATTTTCTTCCCAACTTTTTGGATAACAATTGTCTAAAATTGTAGAAGAAGTTTGCAACATTTCTTCTGTTATTTGTAAAATATTGCTGCAAACAACTTCTTCATTATTTATGTATATTTTCATATTTATACACCTTTTCCATAATTATAATCATTTTTAGCTCCACCACTAAAAGTTTTTATATCTTGAACCATTCTTCCTAATGGGTCTTGTTTAACATTTACTTCAACATTAACAATTGGTGTAGATCCAGAACTTGCGACTTGTAATGTATCCATTTGACCAATTGAACTTATTTGTTTTTGAATAATATCAGTTAATCCTTCTGTTCCAACAAATGGATTGTATTTTTTAGGAACTACTGCTTCGCCTTGGTGGATATAAGCAAGTGTATCCTGTGGAACATAGTTTGTTCCTGTTGCAAGTGTAGGTATCATCTTGAAGTTTGTATGTTTGCCACCAATCTTCGGCACCCAATCTGGAATTTTCAAACCATTAATTTTCTTTAATACGGCATTTATTCCTGTAATAATACCATTAATTGGTGCTTTAATAATATTTCCAATTGTATGGAAAATACTTTTAATTGTATCACGAACGGCTTTGAATGCAGTTATGATTGCGTTTTTAACAACATTAAACGCGTCGCCTATTGCATTAACGATTGGTTCTATTATTTCCCATATTGTTTGAAATGCGTCTTTAAAGAAATCTATAATTGGCGACAAAATGTTATCCCAAATCCACATAACTATTGGAACAATAACGTCCATAGCCATTTGAATTCCATTTGTGATAACTGCCACAATTAATAAGAATATATTTTCAATTAAACTAACAATTGGTTTTATAAATGACCAAATCGCTTTTCCTGCAATAACGATTGCGTCCCAAACAATTTTAACACCAGCCACTATTCCGTCAATAACTGCCTTAACACCATTTCTAAATGCTTCACATTCATTCCATAATGTTATTAATATTGCAATAACTGCTGCTATTGAAGCAACAATTAACATTAATGGATTGGCAGCCAAGACTGCGTTAAACGCTTTAAAGGCAGCAGAAACTTTTTTAACTATCATAAACCCTGCTAATGTATTGATGAACGCTAACATTGGTGCGCCAATAGCCACAACAATTTCTTTGTTTTTACTTAACCAATTAAACATTTTTGTAAGTGGAACAACAATACTTTTTAAAGCGTTAAATAATCCTTCGGCAACTTCACCTTTAAATACACTTATACTTTGTTTTAAGTTTGACATTGCACCAGTATAAGTTTTTGATTGGTTTTCCATTGCACCATAATATTTTCCACCTTCTTGGGACGCCTTTTGCAATGCGTTAGATAACATTTCATAAGAAACGTCTAATTGCGCAGCTTCGGCTTTTGTTATTCCCATACTATCGGCAAGTAATCCAAAAATATCAATTCCTGCATAAGCAAATTGTTTAATGTCTAGTGCAGTTGCTCGACCTACGTTTTTAATTTGTTGCATATTAACTGCCATACGTGATAGTTCGGCATTTCCACCACCAGAAGCAGCTATTGCGTCGCCTAATGCCAAAATGTCTTTTCTAGCTACGGACGCGTCTAATCCTGTTGAAATTAACAAACTTTCTGCTTGTGTTAAACTTGAAACGTCGAATGGTGTTTTCAATGCGTCTTTTTTAATTTGATTTAAAACGTCATTCGCTTTTTCTGCACTACCAGTTAAAGTTGTTAATCGTGTTAAGTATGTTTCTATTTGGGCATTGTATTCAATACCACCTTTTAACATTGAAACTGCAAATGCGTCGGCAGCAGCAGTCAAACCTGCAAGTGCAACCTCACCTTTTTTTTGCAAATCTTTTAAGTTTGTTTCTTGCTTCTTGACGGCGTTGTCTGCTTCCGTAGTATCACCTTTGAATTTAATTAATACTTCGGCATTATTCATTTGTTTTTCCTCCCTTCATTTATAAAAAAAGGGGTAGGTTTTGCCACCTACCCATAAGGACGTTTAATTAATTAGAAGCAACTTCTGTTGCTTTACCGATAAGTTGCATTTCGAATGAAAATTCGCTTTCATCTTCGGCAGCTCCACCTAGATCACTTAAATTAAGTGATACATTTGCTTGATATGTTGTATATTCAAGAACACCACCAGTTGAACCAGTTAGTAAGTCAAATTGAATTCCAACATTTGAAAATTGTGCAATTTCGCCGTCGCCGATAAGTGTATGAATTTTATCGATTAAAGCAAGGTCGCCCTCGTTTTCTACGTCTAATTTTAATGTACCAGATAACATAACACTAGCACCAGTTATAATTTTTCTTTGTAAAGCGTCGCAGAATACGAAAAAATCTTTTTCGTTTAATTCAGTTGAAATTGAAACTTCGCTTGTAGTACAAATTGAAGTATAAGTTGGATTTAATGTTGTTCCTGTATTAATAGCAAGGTTTTTTATTAACTCTCTATTATTAATATATCTTTCCATTTTATTATCCTTCCTATGCAATTCTATTAACTATACATTGAAGCGTAGCAGTGTAAGAAACACGTCTAATATCATCATATAATATAGTTCTTGGATTGCTAAATTGTTTTACTATTATTTGCCATTTTTGGTTTTTCCATTCAAATATTATGTCATTGCCAATTAAATTTCCTATAATAACACTTGTATCTTTTGCGTCCTTAATACTATCACCATATATATCAATATTATAATAATTGTATAATGGATTAGTACCATAGAAAACAATTTTTTGACCAGAAGTTTCTTGAACAACAATTACTTTAATGTCATTATCGTTGGTTGAATATTCAGCTTTGACTTTGTATTCATCTTTATATAAATCGTCATTGATAATACTATCTAAAAAATCGATTAATACTAGATTTTTATTTTTTATGTCTTCTGTACTCATATTAAACCTCCTTTAACGCAACTTGTACTGCATTATTTATAATCGTAGAATAATTACTTTTTAAAACACTTGCATACCATTGTGGTTGTGTGTTTGGATTAGTCCATTTTGCGTTTTTATAATTCCATACAATAGTGGCATAATCAACACCAGTTCCAAGACCATAAGCATTATTCCCTAAATCTTGAATTGGCACGGCAATTTCTTGCCTTTTTAATTCACCACTTAATTCTGGAAAAGCATTTTCGCTTTTAGTAAATTCACGTGTAAATACTGCCGTATTATAAATTGTTCTATCTTCAAATTTTTTAATTTGTTCTTCTGGAATATCTCGTATTATTTGAATATCAATTTCCATTATTTTACTGCTAAAACTATATTGGCAATTTTATTCCAAATCCATTCATCTTGAACTTTAATTATTGAAAATGTCCTATCCCCTATTCTTAATTGGTCGCCTTCGCGAACTGGTGTATCTTTTTTAACAATAAAATATCCAGTTGCTTCTGGTATTGTGTAAATACCAAACTTGACGGCTTGGTCAACGTTATAAGGACAAACTTTAATTTTTACTTCTTGTTTGTCCTGGTCATCATAATAAGAACTTTCATTCCTATTATTTTGAATTAACGTTGCTTTCATTCCATTAACATTAAACATACTAATTAGTAAATGGTAGGTTCATTCCCATATTATAGTTCAATGGATTTCCACGATATAAATATCCACCATTGCCAAGCATTCTTAATGCGTTTTTGGAAATATCACTAATTAGATCACTTTCCATAGCTCCGGCTTTAATTGACCCCCTATTATCTAAACAAGGTATATCGTATTCTAACATAAATCTTAATTGTTCCATACTGGCATTTTTTATAGTCATAGGGCAGTTGGTATCGTCCCATTGTGGGTTGCGATACCTTAACCCTATTTGACTATATATCATTTCACAAGCAGTTTCAATTTGCCATTGTTCAACTTCTTGTGAATATTTTTGATTAAATTCTTCTATTGTAAAGAAAGAC